TGTTGGAGGGTTTCCACTCTTTTCATGTACAAGTAGAGCGCCTCCACTTCTGAAGAAGTGGTCAGGTGCTTACTTGCAACTAATCTATCTAAGACGCCCGGAGGGACCTTGCTAGCAAGGTCCCTGGGGACTATTATATAGTTTCTTATGGGGTCGTCCTCAGGTATCGAAAATACCTCAGTGACGGCCTCACTATCGAAATGTCTTTCCATAGTCTTGACTGACCTTAAGTTAGTCAAGTTCTTTGGAACTTCTCCTAATAATTCCCTAAGGGCTTGAACGGTGACGTTCGTGACCTTAGGGATCTGACTCCATATGGCATTAGCCCAGCTTTCTGTGTTCCAGAAAGCTGGCATTTTACCAACACTAAAGATTTGTCTAGGTAGATATACGGGCCTACGCTCGTATCTCAAACCGAGACATATATCTTGCATTACGGAAGCTACTTGGAACAAGTGTCCTTCAACACCTTGTTCCGAGTATTCCGTATCTTTTCCTAGGAGAGTGTACTTGCCGTCTTTGACGGACGAGTAGTCTCTCCTATCTTTCTTTGTGTCCAATACCAGTCTCATCTTGGGATGATCCAGGTATGGCAACAATCTGTTATCCTTGAGCTTTGACGCCGTCCGAACGGTGTTAAAGCGGTCAAGTGGTATATGGAAGACTTCCTCACAATAAGTTCCCCAGGAACTTGTTATGAAGAAATCATCATCGGAGAGTTCGTACCCCAACATCGCTGCAGCGTTGTTGAAGTATTGAACCCACCTAATCATTTTTGCGGGCTCGTCAGCACCGAGGATGATAGCAGTATCATCCCCGTTGCCGTCGTGCACAACTTTTACGCTCGGCTCTTTCTTTGAGGCGTATGCCTCACAGATAGGGTGAGCTAAAGATAAATTGGACTTGGTCAATGGATCCCCCATGGGGACTCCATTGACCTGGACCGAGTGAAACTTTCCATTAATGTATATGTCCTTGGGACCAGGCCATATACACTTAATGGGATCGAGTATGGAGGCAGGTAGTCTCATCTTTTCGAGGAGTCTACCCATCACCATGTGAGCTGATTTGAAGGACGGTATGTCTGTGGCTGAACGCCAGTCCAGACTTACTATCCTTTTATGCTTTTCGAATAGGACGTGACCATCAACCGGATCGAGGTGATCGATCCGGCTGATGAAGTTCCATCCTAATCTACCAGAAGACAATCCATTCTTCAAAGAGCGCATGCTCTTTGCAGCCTGGATTGTCA